TTCCGAACACCCCTCATAAGCCGAGCTTGACTTCCACTTATGGGAAGTTCGGAACGGTCATAGTTAACAGCCCCTGCCTATAAGGAGTGGTTATGGACGACGACATCTGGGACTTCCTCGGATACGTCGAATACGACGAAGACTGAACACCCCTACAGGTGCGCCCTTTGTGGGCGCACCTTTGTTGTGCCCTCACTAGCGAGGAGCTGTGAGGAGAAACACTCTCTAGAAGGAGAATAGTTATGTCTGGTGGTTTTGTCACCGTATCGAACGGTGCCAGCGACACTCTTGTCGTTGAGTTCACTGGAGGGTCGTGGTTTTCAAACGCGGCCCTCAGCTCATCCGTGTCTTTTCCCGACACGATCACTACCACAAAGACCTACTACACGGGTGTTGATACCCCTGGTGTGGTCATTTCCGTTAAGCGCAATGGTGTTGAGATTGCGAACACCCCTGACGGCACGCGCACGGTGAACATCAATGACGATAAGGGTCTGGTGTTCTCTGTTGATCCTGACCCTGGTGACCGCCTGGGTGCTGCCGAGATTGCTGCCCGTTATGTGGGTAAGGCTGCGTCGCTGAAGGCTCTTGTTGCTACCGGTACTGCTTCTGTGAACTTTGATGAGATTGCTGCTGGCGAGACTGGCAGCAAGACGTTTACGCTTACTGGTGCCGCTACTGGTGACATTGTTGTAATCAACGTGCCTGTCCTCACTACGGGTTTGGCTTTTGCTGGTGCCGCTGTGACTGCCGCGAACACGGTTACGGTGTATGCAGTGAATTCGTCTGCTGCCGCGATTGACCAGGCTGCCGCTACTTTCTCCTACCTGTGGTTTGACCTCACCTGATCGGGTTCTCCTTCTAGTTGACGGGGGTGGGGTCTACGGACCCCACCCCTTGAGGGGTTGTTTTGACTGTCACCACTGACATTACCGATAGCGTACTGCTTGATATTGGTGTTGCTTATTCTGCTAGCTTGAACTCGTTCACTCTTGGCGCGTTCGCTTACGAGTGGGCTATCGCTGGTCAGCCGTTCCTTGGTGTTGCTTCTGACGAGTTTCCGTTGACTCGTGCGTTTACTTCGGTGAACAAGGAGCAGTTCGATAACAGTCGTGATCCTGGTGAGCAGTCTTTGACGGGCTGGTGGCTTCGGTCACAGCGGGATTTCAGTGGTGGCGCTGGTATCAATTATCTTGAGCCGCCTGATAATGAGCGTCTGATGACACGGTTCAACAGGTCGCAGGGTGTTGATGTGTGGACTCCTGGCGTGTTGAAACTGTTGCCTACGGTGCGTGAAGGTTTCACTTCGACTGGTTTGGCGAATGTTGCGTCTGCTCGTGACGAGGCCAATAACGTGTGTTATGCGTTTGGGCTTACAGGTAATGGTGGTGTGAAGAAGTGGAATGGCACTACTGCCACGACTATTACTGGTTTCACTGAGAATGTGGAATACCTGGCTTCGTATGGTTCTGGTGTTTTCGCTTTCCATGATGACGGTATTGATAAGGTTGCTGCGTCTGGGACTACAGCGAGTTCGCTGTGGACACATTCTAAGAACACTTCTGGCCGGGGCTGGTGGGTGAAGCAGCGTCTGATTGCTGCTTGGGGTGCTAACCTGTACGAACTTGGCGGGTTTACTGGTGGCAATTTGCCTTCCGCGTTTTACACGCATCCGCAGTCGGATTGGACTTGGACTGGGGCTGCTGAGGCTCCTGCCGCTATTCTTGTTGCTGGTCATGCTGGTGCGCTTAGCACGATCTACAAGTTTACTGTGAGTGAGACTGACGGCGAACTGCCTACGCTTACGTCTGCGGTGACTGTCGCTGAGATGCCTGCTGGTGAAATTATTCTTGGCTTGTTCTCGTATCTTGGTTCCTACATTGTGATTATGACGAATGTGGGTGTCAGGATTGGTTTGCTCGGCGGTGATGGTTCCGTCACCTATGGGCCGTTGTCGTACACGGGTGCAACTACTGGCTATGCGGCTGGGTTTGACCGATTCGTGTATGTGGGTGTGGCGGATGTCGGGTCTGGTAAGGCTGGTGTAATCCGGTTCGATTTGTCGAATCTTGATTCTGAGGGTCGTGCAGCGTGGGCTGCCGACCTTGACACAGGTAAGACAGGTTCTGTTGACGGGGTGTGCACTCTTGGCTGCACAGGCAGGATCGTTGTCGGGGTGAACAGTAACGGCCTGTATGAGCAGCATCCCACTCAACTTGTGTCTAGTGGTTTCTTGTACACGGGCCAGGTCAGGTATAACACACTGGAGAATAAGTCTTTCCGCTTTTTGAATCTTCGCAGGTCTGTGCTTGAGGGCACTGTGGCTGTGTCTAGTGTGCAGCAGGGTGGAACTGAAGCTGCCTTGTACACGTACCCTGATGGGTCTTCAAATGTTGAGGTGCAGGTTGTTCCTTCTGTGCCTATTGAGTCTCTTGGTTTGAAGATCACGTTGACTCGTGATTCTTCCGATAACACTAAGGGTCCTGAGATTGCTGGTTGGCAGTTGAAGGCTCTTCCTGCTGTTCCTCGTAAGCAGCAGTGGCGGTTGCCACTTCTTTGTTTTGATGAGGAGACAGACAGATTTGGTCAGAGGATTGGTCATCCTGGCTATGCGACTACTCGCTGGCAGAATCTGCGTAATGCTTTGGTGCAGGGTACGCCGGTTGTGTTGCAGGATTTTTTGGCTAAAGAAACGTACACGATTCTCATTGAAGATCTGCAAATGGTACAGACTTCACCTCCGCGTCAGCAGTCTGGTATGGGTGGCGTGCTTGTCGTGACCTGTCGGGAGTTGTAATGGGTTACGACACACCGGATTGGGTTCAGATCGTGCAGGACGCTGCGATTGTTTTGGCGTTCTTGACTGCCGTTGTTGGTGCGCTGATTGCTTTAGGCAAGTTCCTGATCGTGAAACCTCTCGAAAGGTATATCGAAGCTCGCATGCCTAAGAACGGTGGCAAGTCTTTGGGTGACTTGCATACGAAGGTGGATGACATGGCTACACGGATCTCCCGCATTGAGCGGGAGATTGTGAGGATTGATGAGGAGATTGAGCATCTTGCTGAATGATCGTGGTTTCTGGATCGCTGCCGGGGAGCGTGCCGTTAAGACGTTCGCTCAAGCTCTCGTGGCTCTGTTCGTTGCCGGTGTGACTGTTCTGACGATTGACTGGGTGCAGGGTCTGGCTGTCGCTGCGACTGCCGCTGTCGTGTCTGTGCTGACTTCGATTGCTTCCTACAACGTGGGTCCGTTCCTTGGCCCGTCACTGGTGGATGAGGCTGTTGTCCTGCCCGATGAGGATGATGATCTGTGAGTACGGGTGTGTGGTTGAAGGATCTGGTGAAGGTTCTTCGTCAGGCTGGTGTGCCTGTTGAAGGTATGACATATAAGTACGGCAGGTACGCTGGGAAGACATGGAAGCAGGTGGGGTGGAATGGCCTCGGGTATTCTGAACTTCGGGGTATCATGTGGCATCACGACGCTTCCCCAGCGGGGGATTCACCGGGTGCTCTCAATTGGTGCATGTACTCTGATCTTGCTCCGTGCGCTGCTATCTGGATTGACCGTTCAGGTAAGTGGTTTGTGTATGCGGCTGGTTTGACGAATCATGCGGGTGTCGGGTCTAGTGCTTTGGCCCCGAACTCTACGGGCAATCAGTACTACCTGGGGATCGAGACGGACATGGGTGCGCCAGGTGAGGCGTGGCCTAAGCCGCTGCTGGATTCACTGCGTAAGGGCACGGCTGCCTTGATGAAGCACTACAACCTAGATCCGAAGCAGGCTCTTGAATTCCATAAGACCTACAGTCCCGGCAGAAAAAATGATCCGGCTCACCTGGATCTTGGGAGGGAGCGCCGTAGGGTTGCTCGCCTCATGGTTTCAGATCAAACTGGTATCAAAGGTCTTCTTGAACGGTGGTTCAAGGTCTAAAAACTAGAATCATTCTCAGCCATTCTGAGAGGATAACCCCCTCCTAGGGTCTTCGGATACCTGGGAGGGGGTTTTGTCTCGTCTACGGCCCTTACAGGGCCATACAGGGGCATTCTAGAGGGTGTCTTTAGACTACGGCAGTAGTATTAGTTAGGTCACTGTCTAATAATAATATAGTATTACCTATAGAGCCAGCCCTTAGGGGGCTGGCTCCTTTACTTATATGTACAACCTTTACATATATCTGTACAGGTATACCTATACCTGTACCTATATAGGTAACAGTGTAACCTGCTATCGCCGCTGTAAACCAGCCGCGACACGCCGAAGAAAAAGTTCAATGCCGTTGACTGTCAGACCTCTACGCTACCGTATCTGCTATGAGTGAAACACCAATACCGCACATCTCCTACAGCCAGTTTTCCACCTATGTGGACTGCGGAGAAAAATACCGTTTAACAAGGATCGTTGGCGTAGCCGAAGATCCTGCCTACTGGTTTGCCGGAGGCACCGCCGTACACACAGCCACAGAAGCCATCGACCATCACTTGTTTGAGGAGTATCAGGCATGAACCCACTACTGGAGATCGGGCTTGATGCTTTCCGCAAGTCCCTAGAGCAAGAAGTTGCACAGTTCCCTGAAGGTAAGACACCTCGGGCAGGTGGCAGGCCCACGAAGGCTGCCCCTAACGGTGAGGACTACGCCTGGTGGATGGCTAACGGCCCAGCCTACGTGCAGTCATGGATCACCTGGCGGCAAAACAACCCGTCCCTGCACATTCTCACGATGGAAGACGGTAAACCTGCTATCGAACTTGATGTCCGTGTGGACATTGAAGTCAATGATGAACTGATCCAGTTGAAAGGTTTCATCGACAGGGTATTCGTTGACTCCAACACAGGTGAAGTGTTGATTGTTGACCTGAAGACAGGTAAAACCACCCCTGCACCGATGCAGCTCGCGTTCTATCGCCGTGCCCTGAAAGCCGCGTACGGCATTGACGCACCTTATGGTGCTTACTGGATGGCCCGTGAAGGATCCCTATCCACCATCCATGACCTTCAGCCGTACACGGATGAGATGGTTGACTACTGGGTGGCTAAGACTTACGCTGGAGTGCAGGCCGGAATCTTCCTGCCCCATGTCACATCCATGTGCAAAGGTTGCGGTGTCCGCACCCACTGCTATGTTCACAATCCTGCTACACTGTTCGCACCATCGTTCAATTTGAAGGAGGCTGTTAATGTCTAGCACTGAAGCACCATTCTCCGCAAACATGCGGGTACGTATCGCTGACCACGACGTTCAGCTCACCGTGCGTGGTAACTCTGCGTCAGAGTTCCAGATGCATTGGGCTGAGATCGCAGAAAACATGGGCACATTCGTTGAGTCTGTGACTCTCACTGTTGCCGCATCGAATGCGTCAACCCTGTACCAGCAGCAGGCTGCACCGCCTCCTGCACCTGCTGCCCCTGACGCAGGCTGGAACGTCGCACCGCAGGCACCTTCCCCTGCTGGCCCCCCTGCGGCGTTCCAGTCTGCTGTCGCACCTGCTTGCGCTCACGGTGCCCGTAACCCTGTGTCGAAGGTTGGGGCTAAGGGGCCGTGGAAGGCGTGGATGTGTAACGCACCCCAGGGTGGGGCCAAGTGTGACCCTGTGTGGATTAAGCGGGGCACACCTGAGTGGGACACGTTCCCAGCCTAAGGCATGAGGCGTCTTGACCGTGCAGTCGGACAACTGGACAGGGGCGGGGCTATCATCCCCGCCCCGTTCAAGTCTTTCTCCGACTATCAAATCACCATCCGCAGGGGTGAGGTGACAATGATTGCAGGCCCACCGGGTGCAGGCAAATCAACCCTCGCCCTATCTATCGCTGTCCTGTCAGGTGTACCCACATTGTATGCCAGCATGGACACGCATGAGGCCACGATGGCTCTACGTACCACAGCCATGCTGACAGGACTGTCACAGCATGAGGTGGAGAACAGGATCCAAGCTGACTCCAGTTGGGCTTCCGGCATTCTCTCCAAGCAGGCATCCCACATCTCATGGATGTTCGATGCCTCCCCATCGCTGTCTGACCTGGCTGACGAGGTTGCCCTGTACCGGGAAGTGCACGGTGACAACATGCGGCTGCTCGTGGTGGATAACGCGATTGACGTTCTGCATGAGCATGGTGACGAGTTCGGTTCCCTGCGTTCTTTGATGCGGGAGTTGAAGTGGTGGGCTCGTGACACAGGCGCTGCCGTACTTGTGCTACATCACACCTCGGAGCAGTATCAAGGCAACCCTTGCCCACCTAGGGCAGCACTACACGGTAAGATAGCGCAGATCCCGTCGCTTATCTGCACCCTCGCCTCACCGTCTGATGGTCTCATGGCTGTTGCCCCCGTGAAGAACAGGTATGGGCCTGCTGACCCGTCAGGTTCCACGGCTTTGTGGCTGGAGTATGACCCTGCCCGTATGCAGATCAAGGATATTAACCTGTGAACGACTGCAAGCATGAAGGTTGCGTGCGCCTGATGACGTTTGAAGGCGACGAGAACTGGGTGTGCTGTGACTGTGGGGTGGAGATTCATGGATGCCAGTAGCAGAGCCAAGTCGAACAAGCGTAAAGGTGCAGCGTTTGAGATAGACCTGGAGCAGTTCTTCAGGGAGAAGTTCCTGAACACGACACGCCTGGTGCGCCGGGGCAAGGACGACGAAGGTGACCTGCTCATCAGGGTGCATGACCTTGCCGTGATCCTTGAAGCCAAGAACGAGAAAGCCATAAACCTGTCGGGCTACATGGCTGAAGCCACCAGTGAGGCTATGCGTTGGGAAGCTAAGCATGTGCATGAACCCATGCCTGCTGATCTTGTGATCGGTGCCGCTGTCGTGAAGCGGCGAATGAATCATGTGTCCAAGTCTTATGTTGTAATGGAGGCCGATGACTTTGCCGCACTCCTCCTACACCTACAGAAGAGGTGACCTGTGGGCAGTGTTGAAACACTACGGATGGAAGACACCTTCCCCAAGGAACGGGTGGCAAACCATCTCCTGCGGTCTACACACGGATGTGAAACCGTCCTGCCGGGTGAACAACGACACAGGCGGGGTTGCCTGCATGTCATGCGGGTTCAAAGGCGACGTAGTTGGTTTAGTCAAGGAGATTGAAGGAGGTGACTGGCGTAATGCTTTCCGAATCGTTGAAACTGTCTCTAGCGGAAGCAGTGAAGAACTATCACGGGAGCGTGGACGAGGTAGCGGCGTATCTGGCAGCGCGAGGGATTACCAAGGCAGCAGCAGAGCAGCATCTTCTCGGGTACGTCACGGTAGATAATGTTGCTGTCGGGCATGAGCAGTTCATTGGTCGCATGTCCATCCCCTACATCACCCCCACAGGTGTGGTTGACGTTCGTTTCAGGGCAGTGACGGAGGAGCAGTCCCCGAAGTACCTGTCCCGTGCAGGGTCAGAACATATCTTGTATAACGTGATGGCTTTCCGGCAGGCATCAGACCATATCGCTATCTGCGAAGGTGAGATTGACTGCATCACAGCAGGCTTGTGCGGTATCCCCGCTGTCGCCCTGCAAGGAACCTCAGCGTGGAAGCCATTCTACGGCAGGGCTTTCCTTGACTATGAGCGTGTCCTCGTGCTGTGTGACGGGGACCAGCCAGGGAAAGAGTTAGGTAAGAAGATCGC